TGCTTCCCTAGCCCGCAAAGCAATGGCAGAACGCCACGCGGCCAGTTCTGAACCTTTGGCATGAATGACATGCCCATTGATGACTTTCATAGATCCTTGCGGAACTGGTTGGCCATCTACCTGAAAAGTAATCACCTAATCAGTGTAATAAAATCCTGCGCTATTGCAATTTGATCTTTTCCTAATTCATTAACGCCATGAAAATCATAAACGCCAAAGTTATCAGGCCCTTGTATGTATTTCACCATTAGATCATGGCCTTTTGCTAATACATGATCTCCTGCTTGTACAATTGCGGGATCAACTAATTGCTTAGTCATAGTTCCTCCTGTAATGGTTACATCTATAGTAACAGTTACAGATAATGTTTGAGTTATTTTGTAAAACTCTTTCTCAACAATTCTCTCAATTCTGCGGGTGGTGGAACTGCGTTGCGTTTTGCTTCTTCCTGTTCTCTGAACCATTCCGCCGCCTGCTCCTTTTCTCGCTCTGTTTTTATGCGCGCTTCCTGTAATTCTTTTTCTTTAATTTCTGCGGGCGAAAGATTACGCTGTGGTAAAGCCTCATCAAGCCATCTTTGCGCGTTTAACCAGGTGGAGGCATGTGCTGTGTATGCCTGCACTCTGTTTGGGTCTAATTTGTACCTCTGAGCGCCTTTAATGATTATGTCTGCATCAGTTGTACGGATCGCTTTTTCAAATGCTTTTTGTGCCGCTCCTTTGCCAACCTTAATTGGGTAAACATTCCAAAAATCCACAAACAACTCTTTTTTGCTTATGTCTTTATCTTCCTCTTTATCTTCCTCTTTATGGTTCAACGATTGTTCAGCGTTTGTTGAACGCTCGTTTAATCCACGCGCAACAACTGATCTACGCCCTGCAAATGATGCTTTAAGAGACTTCTCACGGATCTTTGCTAGGTCATCTTCTACCCTGGCATGAGTCCAAACATTATCTTCAACAATAAAAAATTCTTTTAGCGTTGGCTTTGCCTCTGCCCATTCTTCAGGGCTTAAACGCGCCACATGAGATAGCCGTTCATTGCTGTTATCTAGTGCTTTGCCGCGTTGCCAATAATTCATTAACAAAAGCATGTAAGCGCCATGTTGTTGCGCTGTTAAGTGCGCTGTATCTGCCAGGTAATCAGAAACATACAACTGCATGTACGGTAATGAAGTCACTTTGCCCCCTTACATTCTTTGATCATGTCTAATGAAACGCCCATTTGTTTTAATGCTAAAAGTCCTCTGATGCGTTGATTTGGATACTTCAAAGGTTCATCAATGCTTGCCCGCTCCTGGCTAGTCATGCCGCCCCACATTCCATAATTTTCATTTTGGAACGCGTAGGCTAAACAATCTTTCCAAATAGGGCAAGAGACGCAAATAGATCGCACTGCATTGATGTGATCATAAGCATCAACAGATCTTTGTTCTTCTATGTCGTAAAAAAGATCTGTGTGAACTTCCAACCGCCTACATTCTGCATCTTCCCAATTTACTTCTGAGTACTTGGGCAACCTTCTTCTCCTGTCGGATCGTAGTAGGGGCAGAAGTCTGCGCAAAAAGCCAAAGGTTTTTCAGGAGAAGGTTTAAGTTGCAACGCAACCATTTCCCTTGTCTTTTCTAAATGCGCAAACGCTTCTAATGCAATTTTTTCATCATAAGGTTGCATGTACACCAAAATGTCTGACATTTTTCCATCACGCGGAATACCAACTAGGGCCACATCTTTTACTGTGTAACCATTTTGGATCAGTAAATAACCGTACAAATGTATTTGCCATACCTGTTGCCTATTGTTCGATCCAAAATAACGGCCACTGCCTTTCTTAATTGTTTTCCAATCAATTACGGTGTGGTTAATTTTGTCGTAGCAATCCACATGTCCAGGTACACCATTGGCCTCAACAGCAATTTCTAATTCATACTGAACGCCAAACGGATCTTCTCGCCTGATCGCTTCTTCAATACCAGTGTGAATGTAAGTTCCCAAAATTGCGCCCAACTTGTCACCAACATTTGTTGGCTCTGTCTGCGCTATGTCATGCCAAAGTCTGCGCTGACACCCACCAATTGCAGATGGCCCAATGGCTGTTTGTTGTGATCTAGCCCTGGCATTGTCATTTGCAACCAGCGTTTTTACAACCATGTTTTGTAGATCAATCATGGCAATAACCACCACATAAAGAAATTCTTAAACCATTCTTCTAGTGCCGCTAAATCAATGAACCATTGATCCCACCAATTATCAACGGGTTCATCAATTACAGGTTCAATAACAACTTTTTTCTCAACAACCGTTACAGGCTGTTCTGTAATGGGATTAAATGTTTCAACTGTTGTTGTTTTAACCTTCATGGTTGTAACGGGTTCATAAGTTACCGTTGGCTCTGTTGGTTGTGTCGGCTGTGTTTGTTCTACTGGTGCAATCGCAACAGTTTCCTTTTTTACAACTGGCGTAATTTCTTGCGTTCTTACAATCGTAAATTGATTAGTAGTGACATCAACTTTTAATTGCGTCTCAGGTGTTGGATTGATACCCGCAACATTTCCCTTGCTATCTGCTTTGCTTTGAATTACATACTGCTCACCTGGTTGCAAAGTCATCTTTGAATACGCGCTGTTGCTATCGCCACAAACTGATGGCGTACAAACAATAACTTGGCCTATTTGATTGCCGCTTGAGTCCACTTTAACCCAGCCCGCAACATCTTCAGCATAAGCAGGTGTAATGTTTCCTAACAAAAGAAAAATTAAAATTGCCTTCTTCATAAATTATCCTCATTCCATTGTTTGCCGTATAAATCATCTTTTAATTCCATAAAATCTTTTTCAATCTGCACAATCCGTTTTCTAATTCTGTACAACTTAATCATCATGTACAACGGATAAGCCCAATACCCAATGATTACACCGATAAGCAACGCAATCATAAATGTGATCATGTGAGATCCATACTGGTGCGCACTGATGTACCTACTGAGCGGGCAATGTCCACCTGCATCTTGAGCCTGTTGGTGTTAGCGCGTGTGGCTAAAACTTTGGCTTGAACAATAGACAAATCTTTGTGCAATTCTTCATTTTGAATTAGGGCCATGTCCTCACGCTCTCCCACTGTGTAGTTCTTGCCAGTTGGAGATGATTGGGTTGCAAAAGTCATACGGGATTTAGCCATAGCAATTTCATACTCTGCCTTAATGCTGTGGTAAATCGTTTCAACTTCTACAAGATTTTTGTGCGCTTCATCAACTTCTTTAGAAAGTCCGCGTAATTTTTGCTCAACCATTGCAGGCGTAATAATTTCACTCATCAACTGTTTCCTCTTTTACCAGGCTGATGTTTGAATTCTCGCGCTTGTTCTGCAACACAATGACCTTGCCCGCATCTGATGACATGTTAAAAGGATCAGGAACAAGCATAAATCCTGCGCTATCTAATTTTTCAGCAAGATCTTCAGGAAACATGTCCAACTCTTGAGCCATTGCGCGGATTGCAACAATGTTGAAATGAACTGAAACCTTTAATCCGTTTGATGGTTCAAACTTATTTTCTTTTTTACTCATAGCGCACCTCCACAATGCTTACATGTGTTTGTTTTTCTCTCTGTAATTTTTCTTCCGTTTACAAATGCGGGAAGAACATAAACTGAACAACGATTGCGGCGCTCAGTTAATCGGGCAACCATGCCTTCAAGATGTAGCACTGAAAGGCAACCTGATGATTGCCCTGCATGCCATTCATGCAATTCGCCTAACTCTTTCCAGGTAAGGCCGCGTATTCCTGCCGCACCCAAACTAATCAAAGTTTGCTTTTGTCGGTGACTGGTTACACCGCTTTGATCATCTTCAATTGCGCGGTCATGGCTTGCCTCTGATCCGCGCCAACCTGATGTTCCCGCATACGGCTTAAAAGGCAATTCCATGTTATCCATTGAGAGCCGCCCTGCGTGTCAAAAGGTGATCACGCAAAGTTGCGCCTTCAATTACAACATCAAGCAAATCAAGATTTAGTTGCCATGCGCTTCTGAGTTCTTCCTCTGTTGTTTTAGTTTCAATCAAACTAAAAACTGCAAATGCGCTTGCTTTTTCTTCTTCTGTGTATTCACGCTTTGCCGCAGGTGCTTTTGCTTGTGGTGCTGTTTTTGTTGCACCTTCCACACGCTTTGATTTTTCCATGTCTTGCTGTGTAGGGCGCACTGGCTTCTTTGTGTTTGGATCTGTACCCATGTAACCAGCCAGGCTTAAACTTCTTCCTGTTGCGCTTGTTGATGCGTTTTCTAAAGCGTTTGATTTGTTGATAAATGATGAGCCAACCAGTTCTTCCGCAACATCAACAGCAATTAAAATCTCACCGTAGAAAACAGATGACTCCACAATGTATTGAAGTGGGCGGTGTTGCTCATCTCGCACAATGTCAATAATGCGATTGATTATGCGTAAGTCTTTATGATCACTGTGGGCGCGTTGTAATCTTTCCGCCACTGTCTCATAAGCATTTGGATCGTAATTTCCAGCCATTTGTAACCTTCCTGTTTGGGGCTAACCAGCCCGTGTAGGAGAATTGAAGCGTATGCCACTGACAAATACAAGAACCGCGTAATTTATGTTCCTGGCGTGTCGGAAATGCCATACTTGAGGCCAGGGGGAAATCATGGCTTATACACAAATCTCAATCCGCTTAGGTGGCCTTGTCGTGGAATTAGGAAGTGAAGCAACTTACCCTGACATGGTGAGCGATTTAACCAACCGCTGTTTATCTACATTCAAAGACGCAATGGATAAAGCAGAAGAACATGGCGTAGATGTTTCTAACATGCGCCTGATCACAACTGAGTATTCAGATGATGATGAGGATTAGTCTAACCAAACTTGATACTGGGCTGTTGTTCTGCCCTTAATTGGATCTACAAAATGCAAACGCTGAGACGGTTTGCCACTAGCGGCCATTGAGTCACGCGCATAACGGTTATCTGACTCTGTTGATCCTGTCCAATAAATGTTGTAGTGCTTTTGGATTGGCTCTTGTGCATGTCGGTGATAGTGGCCTAAGAAAATGTCATGGAAATCGTAATCATGTGCGCCCGCTTTCCAACGGTTAGCACCTGCAATCCATGCCGCAGGGCTTGCAAATCCTGAGCGGCCTAACTCATCACCGTGCATAAGCAAGGCGCGGTAGTTACCGATCTCAACTTCTTGAATGTCCTCTGGACAATCTTCCCAGGTTAAACGCTTTTCTCCTGCAAGGATTTGGCGGCTCATTTCATAAACCATGCGATCCACATTGTCAGATTTAGGCACTTCTGCGCGCTTGCCACCAATGCGCCCATGATTTCCCCACTCAGCAATCACTGTGACTTTTTCAAAATTGGCTAACATCTCGCGCACAAAGTCCACGCAAAGCCTTGAAACATTAGTGAACTGGCCAAACAATGAAGCGTCTATCTGCCATAACTGCGCAGGATAATTAAACAAACCTTCTACCATGTCACCGCCAAACATCACTACACATTCTTTTACAGGGTGGTGATGGCGTTGCAAATCAGTTAGGTGTACAACTTTCTCAGAAAACTGCATGACGCGCTCACGCATGATTTCAGTGTTGTAACTGGTTGTAACTTTTGCGCCTTGCCAATCCGTTGTGTGAATTAAAGCCACTTCAGGATTTACTTTGCGCGTATCTTTTTGTGGCGCAGAAACAGGTGGCACTGCACCTAATGCGATCATTGCATCATAAGCACCGCGGTGTGTTGCCTCTACTAAATCTTCACTACGCTCTTTGCTTTGCTTGAGTTGTTTCTGCAATCGCAGAATTACCTGGCGCAGTTCTTTTACATCTTGCGACTCAATGCCTTCAGGCATGTCCTGTAATCTTTTTTCAAGGCTCATTTGTGAACACAATTTCCTTACCGTGGTGTGTGTAGCCTTCTTTGTCTATCCAACTATCTTCATGTTCTAAATTTGCAGTGATCCGCACTGACTTTGCCGCGTCAAACATCAAAGCAACAATGGCAGGGTCAATGTCCTCAATGTCTAATAGCGCACCCCACATGCGGCCTATGGCTGTAAAATTTCTGCGAGCGCTCCCGTATTCATTTTGGCGATTATCAAGAATTTCCTCTACTCTTTTTGACACCTGCAAGTACCATTTCTATGAACCCTGATTGTGTCTGAACTGCATTTATGCCCTTCAGAACGCAAAGCCTGAACAATCAAATTAACAGGGTAATTTTTTTCCCATGCGTTATCTAAAGTTTTTTGATCTGCTTCGCTGAGTGTGTCATACAGTGATTTATAGGCGCATTGGTTGCTTAATAAACGGCCTGCCACCCTCTTTTTAATAATTTCATCAAACGCTTTTTCTAATGCCATTGCCTTACCTCCTACGACAAGCGTACCGCAAAGTAAAAAGGCCCGCGTTAGCGGGCCAGTTCACTACTTCGTTTTCTTTTTAGGCGCGGCTTTCTTCTTGCTTGCCTTTGCCAACTTGTCAATCTCTGCGGTTACTACATCTGCAACCAATCCAAATGCAGGGTCTTTCTTGTCAATGCCGCGAATTGCAGGGCCAACAACTGCCGCCGCTGTTGCAAATGCAAGTGCCTTAATGTCAGTTACTCCTGCGGCATAAAGCGCAACAGCGGTAACTGCAAAGTGACGGATTGCTGATTTCAACATGTCTAAGTGCTTCTGTTCCATTTTTACTCCTTTGGGCGGGCTACCGCCATGATTGTTTTGTAGTCACGCCTCTTGAGGTAAAAGCCATCACCGTTTGACTGGCTTCCAGCCTTACCACTTGAGGTATTGCCCTCAAATACTTGTAGGTACTTGAGCCTTGTATGGTGGAACTTAACAATGCCCACATGATCAGGCTGAGCATCTTCATCAAATTGAAAAAACACAAGATCCCCGCGCTTTGCCTGACCAAGAGGCACAAGTTGATTGTTCTTTGTTAGATACTTCAACCAGGCATCACATGATGCAAAACCTTTTTTGGTGTTGGCTACTGACGCAATAATTCCAGCATCAAAATACATCTTTGATGCAGACATAGCGCACCAGGGTTGATTGTTTAAGCCAAACCATTTACCAAATGTGGTGTCATTGTTTGGGCCTTCTGTGTAATTAACTGATGCTTCACAAAGTTCTATGACTTTATTTAGGCTCATCTTCTTTTCCTTCCTGTGGCTTTGGTTTAGATTTTAGTCCATTAGCCGACAAAATGCCTGAGAGCGTACCTGTGAGAAATACGCATAAAGTAGAAACAAGATCAATAAAAGCCGCATCATTGGGCGCTTGAGCCATAGGTTGCGTGACAAATACAAGGGCGTACAACATGGCAAAGACTGAGCCTGCAAAGACTAAAGCAAGCAGAATTCCTATTGTGACAATTAAGCGGGCATGTAATTCTTCAGGTGTGTATTTGCGTCTAGCCATTTTGGAATTCCACATTAGGTAATAGATCCTTTGTACATTGTCCTAGCGCTTCACATTGCGGCGGATTACATTCTGCCTTTTTCCAGTTTACAAATTCCTGACAAGGGTAGCGCGTGTAGCCTTGATACCCGCACCCCGTAAGGCTAAGAGCGATTAAGAAGAAGGCTATAAATTTCATCAACGCGGCTCTCCAAACGCTTGATTGTCTCACCCTGTCGGTTTTGTTCATCTCGTAATGATGTGCCGCCATTAGGTTTTAACTCAGCCAAGTAATGCTTAACCAACCACCGTACCGCGGCTGTAAAGCCGCCCAAAATAGTGATGATACTGACGGCTAAAGCCGCCCAATCTAATGCGTTCATGGTAAAAAAGTATAACTGTTATGTCCAGTTAATGATGCGAACAGTTCCAGCGCTATCAACTATCTTTGCCTGGTTAGTTGTAATGTTTAGCCAGGCATCACCAATGCGCGGGTAAGTTGGATCTGAAGTTACATTAGGAAATGTAAAACGGCCCGCTGTTTCTAATTTATTTAAGCGGTTGTTAATGTCTGCAAACATTCTTTGCAAATCAATAGGCTGATTGATGTATGGCATTATGCTTCTCCTGCTCCTTGCGCAAGAGTCAATGTTACGCGTTCAGGGCCATCTTCTCCTGGTTGAACTGTAAGGCCAACAATGCGGTAAATCTCATCAAGGGTATTAGGAAAACGGCTATCTGTAATGATGATGCGGGTGTCATCACCTACGGCATAAGTACCAAATACAGGATCAACAAATGCAGGCACTACCACTTTAAGCACAACAGGCGGATAAGAAGTTGCAATTGCTTGTGCATCTGCTAACTCTTGCAACACTGTCTGATCTGTAATGTCTGAATAATTAGAAGTTGTTTCTAGTAATGCCCAACCTTCTGCAAATTTTGCAGTGTCTTGCCCTGTTGCAATTTGCTTACCTTCATTAGATCCAGCGCCTAATGCGTAAACGGTATTGGCTACAACTGAACCATCTTCAGGGTATTCATACTCAACAATGTTTCCCGCAGGAAAAATAAATACTGGTGTGTTGAGATTGCCAGGGCTATAAATTTCTCCTGAGCGTGGGAAATAAGTATTGAAATTTTTAGAAGGCAAACCTGTACTAATGTCATACTCAACATCAATAGCAAAATCAAATCCATCTGCTTGACGGCTAAGATCTTGAATGGCTTGAAAGACATTCTTAAATTCATAATTGTAATAAGTACGGCTTACTAAAACGCCTGATGTTGTTTGTCCTGCGCTGTTATAGCCAACGCCAATGTCACCATAGGTTGCATTTTGCGCATCTTCAATAAGAGTTTTGGCAATTACTAACTGATCAATGTTTGTAAATTCAACATCTTGAGTTACGCGCCTATGATCAAAGTATGAAATCCATTCTTGCGCACTAAATGTAAGGGTCTGTGACATGCTGTTGTATGAACGCCCCCAAATAACTCCACCCCACACCAAAATGCCATCACGATCTACATAAATGCCGCAAAAAGCAGGAATGGTTGAAAGATCAACATTGAATTGATTAGCGTTTACGCCTGATAAAAGCAAGTGTCCTTGAAAAGTGCCAGCCTGATTTAACTGTTGCGTAAAGCCAACGCCTGTTAGTGGTAACTCAGCAATAATTGTATTGCTGAGTAGATCCACAAACAGATAACGGTAGGTTGTAGCCATACCGTTACTCTACTGTTTCAGTAGCCTTTGCCGCTTCCATTGCCGCAACTCTTGCTTCTTGCATGGCAGTATTTTCATTTGAAATACCACGCTCGTAAAGATAATCAAGAGTAGGTTCAGTAAATGTTTTTCCATTGTAAGATGAAAAAACAACAGGAGTATTTTCTCCTACCCATACAGCATCATCATAACCGTGTTCAATTGCTACTGCATCAGCAAGTTCTTCATCTTTAGAAGCAAAAACAGCAATTTGTTCTACGACATTATTTTTTAGAAATACATAGTGTTGTTCAGACATTTTATTCCCCTTATGACCAATAGGTAACACGGCAATAACCTGAACCACCGTTGCCACCTGCATTGTTAGTAATTGCTTGTGCGGAATTGCCAGCACCGCCGCCACCAGTATTAGCCGCTCCTGACTCACCAGTTCCAGTACCTCTACCAAGACCGCCACCACCACTTGCGCCCGGCCCATAAGTGCGTGATGCGTTTGAGTCTGCGCCACCACCACCGCCACCGCCACCAAAACCTAAAATTCCTACGCCACCAATGTTATTAACAATTGTTGAAGTTGTGTT